ATATTGGCCGAGGCGATTGCCGGCCTGCCGCTGCACCTTTACAGGTACACGAACAATGGCAGCAAGGAGAAGGCCATCGACCATCCGCTGTACCTGCTGCTGCATGACGAGCCCAACCCGGAGATGACCAGCTTTATCTTCAGAGAGACTTCAATGTCGCACTTGCTGCTTTTCGGGAATGCCTACTCACAGATCATCCGAAACGGGCGCGGCGAAGTGGTGGGCCTGTACCCGCTCATGCCCAACCGCATGACGGTGGACCGGGATGAACGCGGGCGGCTCTACTACTCCTACCAGATGCAGACGGATGACGGCGCGGATATGAAGCAGGGCACGGTGATCCTGCGGCCGGAGGACGTGCTGCACATCCCCGGCCTGGGTTTTGACGGGCTCGTGGGCTACAGCCCCATCGCAATGGCGAAGAACGCCATCGGGCTGGCCATCGCCACGGAGGAGTACGGCAGCAAGTTCTTTGCCAATGGTGCCACGCCCGGCGCGGTGCTGGAGCATCCCGGCCTGGTCAAGGATTACGAGAAGCTCCGGGACAGTTGGAACCAGGCGTTCCGCGGCTCTGGCAACGCCAACAAGGTGGCGATCCTGGAGGAGGGCATGAAGTACACGCCCATCTCCATTGCGCCGGAGCAGGCGCAGTTCCTGGAGACCCGGAAGTTCCAGATCGACGAGATCGCGCGCATCTTCCGGGTGCCGCCGCACATGATCGGCGATCTGGAGAAGTCGAGCTTCAACAATATTGAGCAGCAGTCCCTTGAGTTTGTGAAATACACGCTCGACCCCTGGGTATGCCGCTGGGAGCAGGCCATGTGCCGCGCGCTGCTGCGCCCCGAGGAGAAGAACCGGTATTTCATCAAGTTCAATGTAGACGGACTGCTTCGCGGTGACTATAAGAGCCGCATGGACGGCTACGCGGTGGGCAGGCAGAACGGCTGGCTCTCCGCCAACGATATACGCGAACTGGAAAACATGGATCAGATCCCGGATGAAGAGGGTGGCAATCTGTACCTCATCAACGGGAACATGACCAAACTGAAGGATGCCGGCCTTTTCGCCGGCGCGGGAGAGGAGGAATCCCATGAAGAAGTTCTGGAAATGGGCGACGAATGAGGCGCCCGTCCCGGACGACACCGGGCAGCCCGTGGCGGCTCGGAAGCTGTATCTGAACGGCGTCATTGCCGAGGAGAGCTGGTTTGACGATGAAGTCACGCCGGCTCTTTTTCAATCTGAACTGGATGCCGGCGACGGGGACGTCACGGTGTACATCAACTCGCCGGGCGGCGATTGCTTCGCGGCGGCGCGCATCTACAACATGCTCCGGGACTACAGGGGCAAAGTCACCGTCCAGGTGGACGCGATTGCGGCTTCCGCCGCGTCCGTCATCGCCATGGCCGGCGATACCGTGCTGGTCTCCCCGGTTTCCATGATCATGGTGCATAACCCCGCGACCATTGCGATGGGCGACCACTGTGAGATGGAGAAGGCGCTCGCCATGCTGGACGAGGTGAAGAACACCATCATCAACGCCTATCAGGCGAAGACAGGGCTTTCCCGGCAAAAGCTCTCGCAGCTGATGGAGGATGAGACCTGGATGGACGCCCGGCGTGCCGTGGAGCTGTGCTTCGCAGACGCCATCACCGAGCGTGAGCGTCCCGTGCAGCCGGCAGAGGAAGCGACCGATTCGGTGCTCTTTGCCAGGAAGCCCTTTGTGCGCCAGGTCACAAACCTGGTCAACGCGCGCTTTCGCCGGGAAGACGCTTCGCCGACTGAAACCCGTAACGCGGCCGATCTGTATGACCGGCTGAAGACCATCAAGGACCAATTTTGAGGAGGATTTCAATATGACGATTCAGGAACTCTACGCCAAGCGCGCCTCCGCCTGGGAGGCTGCCAAGCAGTTTCTCGACACCCACCGCATGGAGAACGGCACCCTGTCCGCCGAGGACGGTGCCGTCTATGATCGCATGGAAGCCGAGATCAACGAGCTCACCAACGAGATCGGACGCATGACCCGGCTGAAGGAGATGGAAGCGGTGATGAACCAGCCCGTCAGCGCGCCGATCACCGGCAAACCCATGAATCCCCGCGCTGAGCAGGAGCAGGCCACTGGTCGCGCCAGCAAGCAGTACGCCAGGGATATGCTCACCGCCATGCGCACGAACTTCCGCCAGATCAGCAATGTGCTGGAGGAGGGCAACGACGCCAACGGCGGCTACCTTGTCCCGGATGAATGGGACCGTCGCCTGATCGACGTGCTGGACGAGGAGAACATCTTCCGGCCCCTGGCCACGAGGATCACCACCTCCGGCGAGCACAAGATCAACATCGCCGGCACCAAGCCCGCTGCGTCCTGGATCGAGGAGGGCGGCGCGCTGGTCTTCTCCGACGCCACCTTCGCCCAGAAGACGCTGGACGCCCACAAGCTCCACGTCGCCATCAAGGTGACCGAGGAATTGCTGTACGACAATGCCTTCAATCTTGAGAGCTACATCATTCAGCAGTTTGGCAAGGCAATCGGCAACGCCGAGGAGGACGCCTTCCTCAACGGTGACGGCACCGGTAAGCCCGCGGGCATCTTCGACGCCACCAAGGGCGGCACCTTCGCTGTGGAACTGGCCAGCACTGCCATCAAGAGCGACGACGTGCTGAACCTGATCTACGCGCTGAAGCGCCCCTATCGCAAGAAGGCGTCTTTCATCATGAACGACAGCACGCTGGCTGCGCTGCGCAAGCTGAAGGATAACAACGGTGCGTATCTGTGGCAGCCGTCCTACCAGGCTGGGGAGCCGGACCGTCTGTGCGGCTATTCCGTGCATACCTCCGCCTACTGCCCGGAACTGGAAGCGGGCAAGGCGGGCATCGCCTTTGGCGACTACAGCTACTACAACATCGGTGACCGCGGTACCCGTTCCCTCCAGCAGCTTCGTGAGCTCTTCGCCGGCAACGGCATGATCGGCTACGTCTGCAAGGAGCGCGTGGACGGCCTGCTGGTGCTGCCCGAGGCGGTGCAGATTCTGTCCGTCAAGGGCGCGTCCGGCGGCAACGGCTGATAGAAGGGAGGCACCGGCCATGATGCTGATTTCGCTTGAGGAAGCCAAGAGCTATCTCCGGGTGGATTCCGCGGATGAGGACGCCGTGGTCGGCGCCCTATTATCCGCCGCCGCAAATCTGAGCCGGGATGTGGCGCGGCTTTCCGATGCGCAGTGGGCCGACATTGATTCGGACAAGAGCCGATCGGACCGCTATACCGCGGCGGAACTGACCGCCGTCCGGGAGACTCTGCGCGTGGCGATCCTGTATGCCCTGGGCTACCTTTTCGAGCACCGGGAGGATGCAGATCACCACGCGCTGACACTGACGCTGCGCTCGTTGCTGTTTGCGATTCGGGAGGGGATGGTCTGATGGACATTGCGGGCATGAATACGCGGATCACCTTCCAGAGGAATCAGACAGTCGTTGACCGATACAAGAACCACACCTCCGCCTGGACGGATTACTTCTCCTGCTGGGCGACCTGCGTCACCAGCGGAAAGAGCGCCGAGGAGACCCAGGAAGCGGGATACACCCAGGAAGCTGATCGGCTGGACATCACGGTACGCTGGTGCAGCGAGATCGCCGCCGTCAATTCCAAGGGGTATCGCATCCTCCTGGGCGGGCGCATCTATAACATCGTCAGCATTGACGAGATGGGCTTCCGGCACAACAGCCGAAAGTTCCATACAGTCTTGACGGAGAGGTGATGCCTGTGGGAAGGACGATCCCGGTGGACCAGCTGGCGGCGGAGGTCATGAGCGGGCTGGAGGAATATGCGGAGCTTGCCGCCGACGTTTTGAAGAAGGAAATCCAGGAGGCGGGCAAGACCGCAAAGACGCAGATCGAACAGACGGCCCCGCGCAGGACCGGCCGTTATGCAAAGAGCTGGGCGGTGAAGAAGGTCAGCGAGACCTCCAATTCTCTGGAGATCACGGTGCATTCCAGGAACCGCTATATGCTCACACACCTTTTGGAGAACGGCCACGCCAAGCGCGGCGGCGGCCGGGTCCGCGCCATCCCGCACATCGCGCCCGCGGAGGAAGCAGCGGCCGAGGCGCTGGAGCGAAACATTGAGAGCGCGCTGGGGAGGCTGTGATGGAAAGATTAATCGCAATCATGGACGAGATCGGGTTGCCCTACGCCTACCATCATTTTGCCGAGGGCGAAGGGCCCGACCCGCCCTTTATCTGTTTCCTGGTGCCTGGCAACGACAACTTCGCGGCGGACGGCCGGGCCTACTACAAAATCGACCAGATCAATATCGAGCTGTACACAGACCGAAAGGACCCCGGCCTGGAGAACAGCGTGGAGACCGTGCTGGACGGGCACGGTATTTTTTATCGAAAGACGGAGGTCTGGATCGAAAGCGAAGCTCTCTATGAGGTCCTCTACCAATTTGAACTGGAGGGGTTGAACCGTGTCGAAGAAGAAGAATAAAGTCAAGTTCAATATCTGCAACGTCCACTACGCGATCCTGACCATCGCGGACGACGGGGCGTTCACCTTCGGGACGCCCGTGCCGATGCCCGGCGCCGTGTCCCTGGCGCTGGATGCCAACGGCGAGCCCAGCAATTTCTACGCGGATGGCTACGCCTACTATACTGTCGGCAACAACATGGGCTACGAGGGCGATCTGGAGCTGGCGATGGTGCCGGAGTCCTTCCGCACCGACGTGCTCGGCGAGCAGCTGGACGCGAACAATGTGCTGATCGAGAACGCGAACACGGAGACGGTGAACTTCGCGCTGCTGTTCGAGTTCGACGGCGACATCCGCAAGATTCGCCACGTTCTGTACAAGTGCGCCGCCAGCCGGCCCGGCGTGGAATCCAAGACCAATGAGGAAGAGGTCGAGGTGCAGACCGAGACGCTCTCCATCAAAGCCACGCCGATGGCCAGCGGCATCGTGAAGGCCAAGACCGGCGACGACACCACCGATGCCGTTTACCAGAACTGGTACAGCGCGGTGTATCTGCCCACTGAGCCGGAGCCTATGGTCGTGCAGTCGACCAGGTCCGCCAGC